TTGTTAAACCTCGATAAAGCGGAGGTTGTGGTCGCCCATTAGCGATTGCGTCTAACATTGCTTTCGCTTCGTTTTTATTCGGCGCACCCCACCCTCTTTGGAGCATATAATTTAAGTACCCGCCCCTATCGTAAGGTGTTTTGGGTACTGCTATTCCTAATGCCTCGCAAGCATATTTTCGGAATAACTCGACGAATGGTTCACCATCTGGGCCGTGTTCCCATGCTTCCCAAATCTTTCCCGTCATTCCTCCAGCATTGCGAGGACTTGCGGGAATTGGAGAGTGAGGGTTCCACTCCTGTATTTCCGCACCAGAAGCCCAACTTCCGTGGGTTTTCTGGTCGTGCTGTCCCGCTAGGTGTTTGATGATAGGGCGAAGACCGGGCTGGAACTTGATTACGAGCGTCATTGTGTACCTCGGTCTGGCGGAATTATGACCATCGTACAACGGCAATGCGGATGAACAAATCCGGGTGTTTCATAACCAATCGAGAAGACACCATTCCATTCAACTGTTTCTCCATCGAGAGGCCCACATATATCGCAAGTGCGCTCATCTTGAGCGGTCATCCACATCTTCATCGAAGACGGGTCAACATATCCTGCTTCGAAGGCTTGTTGCCATCCCTCGTAGCGACCCGCTTGTTCTGCCATGTTGATTTCGGTGCGAGCAATCATGGAGGCTCTGGCTTTGACCAATCTATCGGAATAGCGGGATGCGCGTTCTTCTGCTGTTCGGCGAGCGCGTTCTTCTGAGAATCCCATCTTGACTAATCGCTTTATCTCATCCTCTTCAAACTTTGTGACTGCCTTTGCCCATCGGGGATGAAGCCCCACGATATTACGAATCCGACGAGCGGTGGTTCGATAATCAATCTGTTGAGTGAACGCTTCGGTAATGATGTCTTGAATCGCCCGACGGGTCAGCCCATCAATCGAGGTGACCAACTGCCCTGCGCGACGCGAGGCGTACGCGACGGAATTGGGATTGGTTTTATTGAACGATAAGGTGAATTCAGCAACGGGTGGCTTGGGTGATGCCCATGTCGGAATCTTTGTGAAATCCATATTTGCCATGGGCGCTGGATTGGCAATTTGTACCTTTTGAGGCAAAAATGCTGGTAAGGCTATCTTTGCCCCCAATTCTTTTATCTGCGTGACGGCATCAACTCCGCCTACTTCAATGGCAGAAAATAGTTGCGATTGAATCTTTGCCGAATCACCATAAATCGTAATCGCATCAAGCAATCGGCGAAGGGCATCGGGGTCGAGTGAGCCGATTATCTTGGCTAGACGCTCGACGCTTATCTTATTAGAAGCGCTCCGTATTGCCTCATAGATAGAACGCGCTAACGCTGCTTCCGCTGGCGTGAGTGGATTTCTCGAACCTTTCTCAGCCACGGGCTAATCCAAATCGCCGTCTAGCGGTTCCTGTCCTTCAGGTAATTCCAAATCCTGCTCATCTTCGTCATCTTCTAACTCTGTTGGAGTATCGCCCAATTCTTCTGGCTTGGGTGTAGGTGGCATACCAAAACCTTCGGAATCGTGTTCGGCTGGTGGCAATCCTGCCATCTCGCGTAGGTAATCTTCCAACTTGGGGTCTGGCATAAGAACACCAGATTGAGCAAGTTGTGATACGAAGTTAGAAATCTCGGAGAGGTCGATATGGCTGACTTCGCCATAAGTCAAATATGGAGCGCGTGATATATCCATGCCATTCAATTTAAGAAGTCGTGGAATCGCATACTGGTTCATAACCTCGGCGATGTTCTTGGCTATCGAATCAACTGCCATCGACCATAAATCCATCTTGGAAGCGCCAAGGGCGTAGGAGCCAACTCGGTCTGAACCAAGGAGAATGAAATCAGAGAGAATCGACATCGACATTCTCTGGTCATAGCGTTGAATGATTTTGTCGGTATCAAATTGTCGGCTTCCGCCAGAAGACATCAAAACAAGGTCAAACATTTTGTGACCTTGCTCGTCATACATCGAGGGCATGATGATTCCCTCTTGCTCATTACGCTTTATGCTCGTTACGATAGATTGAATGGACGCGAGAACTGTTGCTTGCTCAGCGCTGGCTCCTGTTGAGAGATACTCTGGTGGTACATAAGCCACGGGCAAACCTGCTAAATCACGCTCGACACCAATAGCCTCAATCTCTTCGATGCGACGCTTGAAGAACCAAGGGCGATAAGCATTACGCAAGATAGAACGACCCTCTGGGTTATTCTTCTGGCTACTGGTGCGGAAAAGTAAAGCCTTCTCAATCGGGATGATATGAATACCACCTTGGGATGGGTCAACCTGAACCATCGCTTGAATTCCGCCATCTTCGTCCAACTCCCAACGGAAAAGAGTTTCTTGAGCGCGAATAGGCATCTTGCGCCAACCAATTTTGTTATCTTTGAATTTTGAACGCTTGGTCGGGTCGCTGGAATCTCCGCCTCGAACTTTGTAGACGATTTCGTGATACGAGAAACCAAAGACAAGCATCGAAAGAATCTGAGAGAGTGTGGCATCCCATGAATCACTCATATCGTGAAGGCACGATTCTACGAACTGAGCAACTTCTTTATCTTCTGGCTTGATGTCCCCGTCTGCGGAATCATCCGAATATGGGTCTACGCGCCATTCTAGGCGGGTAATAATCTTTTCAATAGCAAAGAGCATTGACCCAATCGTGGGGTCATTATCTGCCATTTCACGATAAGTGCGAAAACCTCTTTGACCTCGAAGATTGATGACGAACTCTTCGAAGATTGTTCCACCCGAGCGACGAAGACCAGTCGAGCCAAATTCTTGTAAATCGGGTTTTTGCGCCATCTCGCCCCTTACTCTTTGGCGGTTAAGCCAACGAGAATACTAATTGCTTGGCTCTCATTGAACCCCGCATTTTTCAATTCTGTGAACAATTCGTGGGTCTGGATAGCAAACACACGAAGCGGTGATGCGACAACCGCTAACGGGGTCACATCGTCGTTCATTATCTCATTGTAGCGTTTGCGAGATTTGCCCTTTTATTCTCCGTCTAAGACAAATTCTTTCGAATTCAAACGAAGGCTGGCAACCTCGATTGCCAACTGACGAGCGATAAAAAGATTTCCCGCCTTGCCATACCTACGCTCTTCGCGGATATTACCGAGCGCGTCGTACTCTCGATACCATACGCTGAAAGGGCAAGAATCGTTGCCTATCTCCATTTCAATCATCACATATTCCGATGGGGCGACTTTGATGGAAACATAAGGTTCGCCGTGACCGTTCACGACTAACTTGGCATTGGGTACTTTTTTAACGAAGTAATCCGTCCACGCCATGTTTTCTCCTTTCGGAAGAAAATTTCTAACCCCTATCATACATTACGCGGGTTAAAAAGGTGGGATGTCGTCGGGCTGGTTTGCCCATGGGTCGAAATCTGACTTGGCACTCTCGGCGCGATGGGTGACCTCGCTGACCGATACGGAATGACGCTTGAGGTCTACCCCTGCCGAAAAAGCCGTCACTTCCATTCTGGACTTCTTTTCGCCCGAGTTTTTGTCTTCCCAACTGGTCTGAATGGCTGAACCTTGTACGACCACCCCAACGCCTTTGCGGAGGGAATCTGCGACATTCTCTGCCAACTTATTCCAACACTTGATTGTCCATGGGGTCACATCGCTGGATTCCCAAGTGCCGTCAGGTTTCTTTACGGACTTTGATGAAATCACCGTGAACGATGCCACGGCTTTGCCGTTACTGGTGAAGCGCAACTCTGGGTCTTGCGCGAGATTGCCTACGATAGTTATTGCGGTCATATCTTTATCCTCTCTGGAAGAACCGATGATGGTTTGATATTTAATCTTCTTCTCATTCTTTCTCTTTCAATCATTGATGTTCCTCCCCAAATCCCAAGAACACGATTGTTTAGCGCATAATCTAAGCAAGCCACTTGGTATTCACACTTCTGGCAAATCCGTATCGCCGCTTGATTATTACCATCCCATTCGCGTAACTCTGGAAAGAAAAAATCCGTATCAACTCCCTCACAACTTGGATTCTCGAACTGCCAAGGCTTCTTCATCCATATCCTCTCGCTCAACACCGACAATCAATCTATGCGGGGAAGAAGCATCCAACATAGCCAAAATTTTGCCGTTGCGCCAGACCTTTCCACTTGCCACGCCGTCATAGTGTGAATGTCGAGGAGCGACTAATTCATCGCATTGCTCCCAGAAGGGACATCGCGCACAAATCGCCAGAGCGGGTTGTGCTAAATCAATTTGGAATTGGTCGAATAACCAAGGGTCAGCCTTTGAGCAAGGTGCCTTGAGGACAAATTCGAGTAATCCCATAGCGGGAAATACTACTCGGGTTTAACAATAT